ACAGGGCTGAGATGCTATGACCACGTACCACTGAATGAAGCAAGCCCTCTGTATTTTGCGGAGATCATACGGATTCAGCCTGCAAACAGTAAAACGATGTACCGGGACGTATATTCCGTAGCGATCCACTGCATAGCAGAGGAAAGCCCGTCTTCCGTGGGCGTGTACAACTTAATCGAGAACTTACAATCGGCTCTGAGCGAGGACATTACCCTGCCGGAGCCTTTTGAATTGGTCATGCAGACAGATAACGGTGTGCAAACCATAAAAACCGATGAATCCGGTGAAAAGCACGCTATAGTAAGCTATGACTTTACGGTTTGCTACGGATTTATCTGTAAATTATGAAAGGAGAAACTATGAAAAACAAGATTTTTAAAGCATTACAGCTTTTTGGTTTTGGCAGTAATGCCTACTGTAATTTTACATCCACAGCGGCGAAAGCAATCGCAGGAAAGGACATTCTGCTTTGCATCTGGAGCCTTGACGGCTCGCAGCTTCTGGCAATCAGCGGACAGCAGGGACTGACGATTAACCGGTCCGCAGACACCATCGAGATCACATCAAAGGATACACAGGGCGGTTGGAAGTCCTACCTTGCCGGGATGAAAGAGTGGAGCATCGACAACGATGGTCTTTTCGTTCCGAACGATGAAAGTCATAAGATTCTTTCGCAGGCGTTTAACAGCGGCGATCCTGTCTGCATCAAGGTCGTTGATGGAAAGCGCAAAATCGGAATGTTCGGTGGCCTTGCAGTTGTAACGGATTACCCGATCGAGGCGCCTCATGACGATGCAGTGACCTATTCGATCACGCTGTCCGGTATGGGCGAGTTCATCGACCTGTCACTGGATCCCGTATCTCCGGACACTATGCCGGACGGAACGGCAGCTATTGAACCTCTCACGGTCGTATCTGTGGCAGGATCATCCGCAGGAGCGTCAAGTGTCTATGTAAACCCGGCGAAAGAGGGATCGGACAAGTACTTCTATAAGACGGGCGCGGCTCCGCTTGCATATCCGTCATACGGTGAAGTGATCAGCCAGACCGAATGGAATGGATCGTCCGAGATTTCCGGGCTTACCGCAGGAAACCAGATCATGATTATCGAAACCGATTCAGATGGGAAAGCACTGAAAGCGGGAGTGGCCACGATCACAGTCGGGGCAGATTAAGGAGAGATGATAAATGTTTGAATATAACGGTGAAAACTACGAGTTAAAATTTACGCTGGAGCGTATCGAACTTGTTGAGAATTATCTAAAAATGCCTACTGTTGCAGATATCGTAAAGACAAATGGTGCTCTTTCGATTTCTGCCTTAAAGACATATTTCGGGTACTGTCTTAAGAAAGAGGGAAGCGACACGTTCGAAAGCAGAAAACACGGCGCGGAAATTTGCGATCATCTGATGAAAGAAAAAGGGTATCTCGCTGTCAATAACATGGTTATCGAAAAAATGGCGCAGGATATCCCTTTTTTATTCCAGGGCGTCTGATCAGCTACGAATACTTTCAGGCAAAGCAAAAAGATGAAAAATATGAAGAAATGGCGAAGCCTTACAGAAATGTAATAGACTTCGCCTTTTTTGCAGTCAATTTCCACTATTCAAAAGCTGATTATATGGCGCTTACTCCTACGGAAAAAGCGTTCATTTATAAAGCGTGGGAAGAAAAAACAGTTTCGGACACGACTCTTATAAGAGACTCCGTTCTTAACGCTATCAGTAATGCGCTTCGAAAGAAAAACTCAATGTTTAAAAAGTTGTGGAAGAAACTACAGCAAAAGGCTGATACAGAAAAAGCGAAAGACGATATAAAGATTGCACTTGAAATCGAAGAAAAAGAGGGAAAAGGCTGGGTCGATCGGATTCTTAGTGCTAATGGATTGAAACGGAAAGGAGGTAAGTGATGCCTGATTATACATTATCGGCAAAAATAACGGGCGATTCGTCAAGTTATCAGAAGGCAATCAATGAAGCTGACAAATCTACAGAGCAATTTCAGAAAAACACTTCCTCTCTCGGTTCAAAACTTGCAGGAGGATTAAAGACTGGATTATCAGTATCAGCAAAAGCTATTGCGGCAGTTTCTGGAGCTTTGGGAACTGCATCGGTTGCGGCAATAAAAGTAGGGAGTGACTTTGAAGCACAGATGTCGAGAGTGCAGGCTATATCTGGAGCTACTGGAGCTGAACTTGAAAATTTAAGGAATCAAGCGATACAGTTAGGAGCAGATACCTCATTCTCTGCGTCTGAGGCAGCTCAAGGCATGGAAAACTTGGCAGCGGCCGGGTTTACTACATCAGAAATTATGGATGCGATGCCGGGACTTCTGGATTTAGCCGCAGCAGCAGGCGAAGATCTGGCCGCAAGTTCTGACATTGCCGCATCCACTCTTAGAGGATTTGGTTTGGCTGCATCTGATGCGGGTCATGTCGCTGACGTTTTAGCAGAAAATGCAAACCGTACAAACTCTTCTGTAGCTGAAACCGGAGAGGCAATGAAATATATTGCACCGCTCGCACGCGCGGCAGGGATCAGCATGGAAGAGACTGCTGCGGCAATTGGAATTATGGCTAATGCGGGGATACAGGGATCCCAAGCCGGTACAACCTTACGGGGCGCGTTATCAAGGCTTTCAAAGCCTACGGATGATATGGTCGGAGTAATGGAACAACTTGGCATATCGTTTTACGATTCAGAGGGGAAGATGAAATCCCTTTCGGATCAAGTAGGAATGCTCCGTACAGCCATGCAGGGTATGACGGATGAGCAAAAGAATAATGTTCTTGTAACATTATATGGGCAGGAATCTTTATCAGGAATGCTCGCACTTATTAATGAGGGTGAAGGAAGCTTAACACAACTTACTGAATCATTCAGAGAATGTGACGGCGCGGCTCAACAGGCGGCAACTACAATGCAGGACAATCTGCAGGGGGCAATAGAGCAGATGAAAGGCTCACTTGAAACACTGGGCATTGTACTGTATGACAGCGTGTCGGAACCTTTAAAGAATTTGGCTCAGCAAGCAACTGACGCAATAAATCAATTGACAACAGCATTTCAAGAAAATGGAATGCCTGGTCTTATTTCAGTTGGCGGGCAGGTTATAAGCAATATTTTACTTGGAATAGCTCAGATGCTTCCAAGTTTATTGGAAAATGCAATATTAATCATACAGCAGATTGTTGCAAGCTTAAACGAAAATATGCCCCAACTCGTGATAGCAGGAGGCCAGATATTACTTACATTGATATCTGGTATGGCAACGTTACTTCCAACACTTGGAGAATTTGCTCTTAATTTGATAACTCAAATTGGAAACGGGATTACAGAAAATGCGCCCCAACTTGTTCCAAAAGGAATTGAAGCAGTGTTGCAGTTTATACAAGGAATTGTAAGCAATTTTCCGCAGATTGTTTCAACTGGATTGGATATGCTTGTTTCACTAGCGGAGGGAATCGCGAATTCTTTGCCGACATTAATTGCGGAAGTACCTAAAATTATAAACGAATTTTGTTCCAATATAGACTCATTATTACCTAAAATTCTTTCTGCAGGAATTCAAATTATAATTGCACTCGGAAAAGGAATTATACAGTCAATTCCAACAATTATTGCGAATGCAGGCGAAATTGTGACAGCTATTTTGAACGTAATTACTCATCTTAATTTGTTCAGCACAGGCGCAAATTTGATAAAAGGACTCGGAAATGGTATTAAGAGTATATTTTCAAGTATAAGCAGCATAATAAAAAATCTTATTTCTAAGATAAAAAATCCGTTTAATATTAATTGGGGATCAATCGGAGAAAATATTATCAAGGGAATTGCAAAAGGAATATCAAGCGCAATAGGATGGGTTGTAAATGCTGCAAAAAAGGCAGCAAAGGCAGCTTTTAATGCTGCTAAAAGTTTACTTGGGATTCACTCACCATCCACACTGTTTAGGGATGAAATAGGATTAAATATGGCTCTTGGAATGGGGATAGGTTTTGAGGACAATATACCGGTACAGGATATCAACAGTGCATTAGACAATGCAGTAAATAAGATATCTGGACACTATGTGGAAGTTGGACAGAGAATAAATCCGGTTGATGCAATCACAGGAACATCCCGTATAGCAGAAACTTATCAAGCTGATGTAAGTAATATATTTGAAGGCATGACAATCGTAGTGGATAACACGAC